GTTGTTTACCCGCGTATGTCGTTCACGGTCACTGAGAGGACTTTGGCCCCCCCAATGGCCGCCCGAGCTTTCGCTCCAGGTCGACACCAACGGCGGGGGGACTTTTGTCCACGTTCTTTTTGGTTAATACCAGTTGAAAGAATAAACTCACTGCTTTTTAAAGGGTTCTTCCCTAAGAATAAAACATAACTTCAGTTGTTTAACGATTACACAGAACGACGCGAACAAGATGCTCAAGCGATTTAAGTGGCAACAAGAGTTAAGGTTGTGACAGTAGTCAAGGTTCCTGAAGAATACGCCATATTGCCGATGACAGTAATTGCATCAGTGCCATTGCATGAAATGAATGATTGATAGGAAGCCACAACACCCTGTTGGACACTTCCAAGATACCAAGTGGTATAATTATCATTCACAGACAAGATGTTGTTATTCAGCTTGACTTGAAGTGCCATCGTAGTCAACTCATCAGTGGTCGCGTCATTTGCCATACATGTAAGGTACAGCATATAGTTGCCAAGTGGTGGCACTATAGTTCCATTGGTATTGACGCAACCACAACCATTCACAACGATGTTTGGACCTTTTCCACCTGCTGAGGCAGCTGTCGCAAACACCATCAGGCCGGGAGTGTTACTGACCCAGCCATTAGTCGTGTCAATAAACTGCGAAACACTATTGTTCATAGGCGCAGAGATTGAAGCATTGTCAATCCTATCATAAAAGTGGCATTTGTATCGAACACACAAACGAGCCACATTGAATGGTGTTGCACTCAACCCTTCGGCACAAACGAAGAGGTTTCCAGCATCATAGGTGTGAATATCACCCTGACCTGGCAATTGTCCAATCCTGACATATTTCACTTTTTCGTCATCATGCATTTGATTATACGTAGCATAGTAAGTGAGAGGCTCATCAGGAGAATCAATAGCAGCTGGTTGCCTTGCACAGAGGTCCAATGCTGCCGTGTAGGAGCCAGGTGCTCCTTTCCCTGCATCAAAGCAAGGAGAGAGGGAGTATGATCCAGTCTGTCCTCCAGTAGCGAAACCGGACACTTCCGGAATGGTATAGAATTCCACATATTCGAACTCATATTTTTCGTATATCTGGGCGACATCCGAAAGCAGAGGAAATGTAGTTGAATTCCCGGGATTGATGGCATACGTTGCAAGAACACCGAAATTTGAGGAGTTATTTGAGGCAATGACTCCAACAGTTTCAGCGTCTTCAAGACAGTCATAGTCCCTTCCACGGGCGAGATTCTTTCTCAAACCCATGGGGTACACATTGCGATTTTGTGGCTTCATAGTTCGCTTGACTATGGCCCTGTTATTGGTATTTTTGCCAACCATGCCAGACTTGTTACGTCGGCGAACAGGACGAGGCCCCCTGTTGGGGAGCTGTCTTGTGGGCTTTTGGCCCCGTTTTCCTTTTTGTTTGCGACCGCGTTGTTTGCGCGGTTTAACAGCAGTATTGCGAGAAGACATAGTCTTTTCAGTGGGTTAGCTTCCGATCACCCCACTTACTATTCTCACACATTACAAGTACTCACGACAACAGTTGTAGTTCTCCCACAACTCCTCAAATGATATCCAAAGATCATCGAACTCTTGAAAGAGATTATGTTTGTCCCGTAGGACCTCCATTTTACCGAGGATCTCGTCGTACACCTCACGATTGGAAAGGACTCTCAAAAGCCCTCCGAGGCGCTGCATCTCCAGGTCAGGGTGGAGTTGATGAGCAGCTCTACGACGGCCGTACACGACGGCTCTGACCTTTTGTGCATCCTGGTGGATATATGGCCGGAACCTTGTTGAACAGAAATCCATCTCTGCCCAAGTAACAGGTCTTCCTGCCCACGTGATGGTGGCGTGACGCGAATTGAGATCAAGGTCTCCAAATTCACTTGACATTATGAGATCA